CGACGGGCGCGCGCCCTCCGTGCTCGGCGGCCAGCAGCCGGAGCGCCAGGGCCTCGTCGATGGTGGTCGCGATCATCGGATCACCGATGCCCAGGTACGTCGTCGCCGGGCTCTGCCCGAATCGCTCCGCCGTCCTGGCGATCGACAGCGCCCGGGGGCTCGCCAGGAAACGTGGCCCAGCCGGTCACGGTGGCGTCCGCCTCCTCTGGCAGCACCGCCCCGGCTTCGTCGGCCACCGCATCGTCGAGGTCGAGATCCTCGACGCCGAGGGTGGCCGCGATGTCGCGCGAAGCGATCATCGCCCGCGACGCGGCGTTGGCGATCGCCACGGTGGTCCGGCGCGTGGCCACGAGCTCGAGGAGCCGCAGGTCGTCGGGTGGCAGCTCGAGCGCGTCGAGCTGCTCGGGCGTGAGGTGGACGTCCTCCCAGGCATCCTCGCCGGCGCGGACCGACCGGATCATCCCGGCGACCATCGCCCGCGTCAGGGACGCGACCTCGATCCGCTCCTCGGGGGATGCGGACTCGAGCGTGATGCCCGTCGTCATGAACCGGCTGGCGACGGCCAGCAGGTCGTGCGGGAGCACCTCGGTGCGGATCATCGTGGCGACATCCGGGATCCGGATCCGGACCTCGGTGCCGGAGGGCAGCAGGACCTCGACGAGGCCCCGCGCTGCCCAGGCGGTCAGACCCCCGCTGGGGGGCCGCTGCTCGGTCAGGACGGCACGTAGGTCGCGACGTCGTTCTTGACGGTTGCCGTGATGAGGGCCGACCCGCCCTTGAGCGCCTGGAACTGGAGCGGGATGTACAGCTGCCCGGGCTCCGTCGTGATCGGCACCTCGAACGGCACCACCGCGACCAGGGGCACCGCCAGCTTGAGCGAGCGCTCGGGGCCGGGGGACGTGGCCACGCGGGTGTGCGTGAACTCGAGTCCCGCCGGCGAGCCGGCCGCCTCGAGCACATCCTTGACGACCACGTCCGCCGCGGTCGGGGTGGCGCCGCCGAACATGATCCGGTTGCGCAGCGCGGCGCTCGTGACCTTCACGGTCGCCTGACAGGTGACGTCGAGCGCCCCCATGTCCAGCGCCACCGGGTGGAGGTCGTCGCCGCCGATCCGGTTGACGTTCCGGGTGATCGTCAGGGTGTAGTCGCGCATCGTGGCGACCGCGGTGCCCTCGACCTTGAGCGCCGCCCGGGCGTCGTGGTACCGGAAGATCTGGGTGATCTCCGGGGTGGCCGTCGTCTCCTCCGCGTCGTCGTAGACGCCCTTCTTGCCGACCCAGGTGACCGCCGCGGTGAGCAGGCCGCCCGCGGTGCCGCGGATGACCAGCTGCGAGATCCGCATGTCCTGCAGGACCTCGTAGTAGAGCCCGCCCATGTTCGTGAACAGGGTGCCGAACGGCGGCTCGTCCGCCGGCGTGATCGTGTGGGTGTACGGGTCGTTGGCGCCCGACACGCTGTACCCGCCGAGGAGCAGGTAGAGCAGGGCGCCGATGCTCTTCGGGTAGACGTGGAACTCGGGCGCCCCCTCGACCCAGCTTTCCGCGCGGAACATCTTCGACGGCGCCTGCAGCCCGTCGGCCTCGCGGTAGACCTGGTCGTCGGCGCGGATCTGCGGCATCGACCCGCCGGCCATCTTCAGGCCGAACGTCGACGCGCTCGCGGCCGTGCCCTCCGCGGCCTGCACCGCGAAGCGGACGATGCCGGTGTTCTGGTTCGCCATGGCCTATGCCTCCTCTGCCGGCGCGGCCGGCGCGGTGTCGTCGTGCTTGGCCTTGGCGGCCTTCGTGGTGGTCGGCGCGGTCCCGAGGCCGTGGTGCTCGGCGACGGCCGCCTCGTCGGCGGACGCGGGGGTCACGCGGCCGGTCGCGTCGGTGGCCATCGCGACCTGGTGGCCGCCCTCGAGCGACAGGGCGTAGGTCGTGCTCGGCTCGCCGAGCCGGGCGGGGAAGGTGGCCATCAGCTCATCACCTCACGCATGCCGGAGAGCGTCATCCGGACGCCGCGGTGCTCGAGCCCCTTGAGCTCGTCGAAGTCGATCGAGTCCACCTGCAGGTGGTGCCAGAGCGCGTCCTCGCGGGCGCGGTGGTCGCGGACCCACGCGGCGATCGCGTCAGCCGCATCGTCGAGGGCCTCGGAGATGTCGCGGTCGCGACCGGTGTCGGGCGTCTCGTCGGTCGCCAGGGTGTACGCCAGCTCGACGGTGAACCGGCTGTCATCGACGGAGCCGTCGCCCTCGACGCCGCGGCGGTCCGCGGCCGGCCAGACGTAGAGCATGTCCGGCTGGTACTCCGGCGGGCGGGCCGCCGAGCCATCGCGGGTGACACCACGCCCNNNCGGCAGGGCCGCGCTGATGGCGTCGACGAT